ACGTGCAGTTACCCATAAATCAGCGAGGTTCCCATATGCCATACGGTCTTTTTAAGAGTCCAGATCGCTTAAACACGACTTGGTCTCGTGATCAGTTGAATAACACTGAGCACTATCCGACGTGGCGTTGGGAAGTTACAAACATCGAACAACGCGCTGGTCAGAACCATGTTCACGATTCGAAAACTGACAAACGCCTCCCCTTCCAGAAGTTTTCATTCTCGAAGGATGGCAAGTCAGTCCGGATCTACATGGGTAATCAGCGCGTCCCTGTTCGTCGTTATCGCTGGGTAGGGCCAAGGGGCAACAGGCGTAAAGAGTATTATATTCTTCACGTTGATCGTCATCTCTATCAAACGATTCCATTCACCAAGTTTACTTATAGGTCGGCTCACCATTCGAAGGATCTCCTTCTAATGTTAAAGCCGAACCCGTTAACTTATCAAGCAACGTTCTCTAAATTTCCGGAATTTGCCCGGTTTACCGGGTACCGAAAAGGGATTACGCCAGTTGAGAGTTATTTAGTGATAGGTAGTGGATGCGTTGATGGAGAAATGGATCAAGGGCGCTCGCAGTCCGACCTCTCCAATCGTATGCCATTCACGGCAGCGGATTACAACCCGCCGTCGCAAGTTTGGACCGATTTGAAAAATAAGGCCCGTTCCGGGCTTTACGAGAAGGTCGCGTCGCGCTTTCCTGATGTTGGCACAATGGTTGGGGAATCGAAAGAGACCCTCGCCATGTTACGCAAACTAGCGAATCAAGGTGCTTCACTTGTTTCGGACCTAATCCGTAAGGATAGGAAACGTCTGATGGGTCGGCTGAATATGCCTGTCCAAAAGATATCGTCTGCGTGGCTAACTTATGTCTACGGTATTAAGCCGCTGATTAGCGATCTTGAATCACTTCAAGAGCTGCCTAATCAATTCGGAATCCGCACATACACCAAAAAGGCTATGATTGAGGGGAAGTCTACCATTCCATTTACGAGTGGTACCCTTTCTTCATGGCATACCGACTTCTGGTATAAATTAGAAGTTCGGACCGGTGTGATTATGAGTGCGGACCTTTCAAAGGTCCGAAAGGCTGCTGCAATGAACCTGTTCAACCCAATCGGAGTCGGGTATCAATTGATACCGTTCTCTTTTATGGTGGACTGGATCTACGATCTCGGAGGTTACCTTAACTCCGAATCCGCGTTGCAGTACGGTTTCCTGTACGGCTGGGAGACGACTACTACCCGTAAGATTTGGCACGATTACCAAAGTGTCGGTTTCTCGCCCCGCCCCGATTATTGGGTCGAGACGCTTACACCCCCACTTCTCTATCAACGAGAGTGGGTAGACGTGAGCCGCAGGGTCTTTAGCTTAGCTAATTTCCCTGCAATGCCCACGCCCAAAGTCGACCTTTCGTCACTAAACGAGATAAAAGGACTAAATGCCCTTTCAATTCTCGTCCAACGGCATAAGGCCTTTTCTGGAATGTAAACTAACCTACTGGAGGCAACAATGCC